TGGCTATTTCAAGAGCACAACTCGCCAAAGAGTTAGAGCCTGGCTTGAACGCTCTCTTTGGTATGGAGTATAATAGGTATGAAGGTCAACATGCAGAGATCTTTGACACAGAGGCTTCAGACAGAGCCTTTGAAGAAGAGGTCATGTTGAGTGGTTTCGGAGCAGCGCCTACTAAGCAAGAAGGTTCTGGTGTCACATTTGATGATGCAAACGAGGCTTACACTTCAAGGTATAACCATGAAACTGTCGCAATGGCGTTCTCAATAACAGAAGAAGCTGTAGAAGATAATCTCTACGACAAGCTATCTGCTCGTTATACAAGAGCACTTGCAAGATCCATGGCTCATACTAAGCAAGTGAAAGCAGCGAATGTATTAAATAATGCGTTTACAGCTGGAGCAACTGCTGGTGGTGACGGCAAAGCCTTATTAGCAACAGATCACCCATTAACAAATGGTGGAACTTTTGCTAACGAGCCAACTGTCGCAGCTGATCTTAACGAAACATCTTTAGAAGATGCTTTGATTAAGATTGCAGGCTTCGTAGATGAAAGAGGATTAATCATCGCTCTAAGAGGTATGAAGTTAATCATTCCTAGACAATTACAGTTTGTCGCAGAGAGATTATTAAACTCCAATCTAAGACCTGGAACAGCAGATAACGATGCTAATGCAATGAGGAACATGGGTATGCTTCCTAATGGCTATGTCATCAACGATTATCTGACTGACACAGATGCGTTCTTCATTAAGACTGACGCACCTAATGGTCTTAAGCACTTCGAAAGGATGCCAATGGCAACTGCTATGGATCCAGATTTCGACACAGGCAACATGAGATATAAAGCTAGAGAGAGATACTCCTTTGGTTTTTCAGATCCTCGTGCATTGTTTGGTTCACCTGGAGCGTAATAAAAAAATTACGTTTTATGAGGGCGACTATTTGCAGTCGCCCTTTTTTTATGTATAATAAAGATAACCTTGACGAAGAATTAACTTCGACAACAGCCAAGACAAGGAGAATACATGGCTAATACAACATTCTCAGGTCCTATACGATCTGAAAGCACTATTAAAACAATCAGTAAAGATGCAACCAGTGGAGCCATTACAGAGGTAACAACTCTTGGTGGAGCACCAGTTAGCTTATCTGATGGTGACGTAACTCTTACAAATGCTACTCATAGTGGTAGAGTTTTGCTTGTACCAGATGGAACACAAGACAATACATACACATTACCAGCACCTATAGCTGGATCAATGTTTAGATTTGTTTATGCGGGTGGAGCAGCAGATGCAACAGATGCTATTATAATTACACCTGGCAACACAAACTTTTATATTGGTGGAATTACTCATTTAGATACAAATGCAGATAATGTAACTGTATTTTCAAATGGTAGCTCAAACAGTAGTGTGCAGTTAAATGTGCCACAAGCATTTGATATTACGATTATGGGACTAAATACAACTAATTATCAAATTTTTGGTACTGTCACATCAACTACAGTTCCTGCTTTTGCTGACCAATAATAGGAGATATAAATGGCTGGAACAAGATCTGACGTAAAAGCCTTTAATGTAAACCAAGGAGATGCTGCTGCTTTGATAGGACCTGCAAGGTCAAGAATAAGACAGATAGTTATCTTTGCAGATGCAGCGGGTGCTTTGACCATAACAGATGGTAATGGTGGAGCTACATTGATAGCACAAAGTTATCCAACTGGATTACATACTCTCAATATTCCAGACAATGGTATATTGGCAGAGAGTGGTGCATATCTATCTGCATTTACTGGTAGTAGCAATAAGTTAACTATATTCTTATCGTAATGGCTAGAAAAGCAGATAAACAACCGCCTAAAACTAAAAAGTATTTCCGCTCCACTAAATCTGGGGCGGGAATGACAAAGGCGGGTGTTGCTCGTTATAGAAGAGATAATCCAGGNAGTAAGTTAAAAACTGCNGTNACTGGTAAAGTTAAACCTGGGAGTAAGGCAGCTAANAGACGTAAATCATTTTGTGCTAGAAGTGCAGGCCAGATGAAAAAGTTTCCGAAGGCAGCTAAAAATCCCAATAGTCGTTTAAGACAGGCTAGAAGAAGATGGAAGTGTTAACTTTGAAAAATGTTGTTGGTGGACTTATTGGCACTGTAACTGCCTCTTTCTTTCTTTGGACTGCTTCTACACTTGTAGAGGTTGACAAAAGAACTGCAATTACGGAAGTTAAAGTAAAAGAAAATAACGAGATGATAAAAGTTTTATGGACAGAATTTATAAAAAGGAAAGATGATGGCGATCTCGCGGGGTTCAATGTCAAAACAAATTTCCAAACCTGGAGGTAAGAAGTGGAGTGCCAACAGAAAGAGAAAAATCAATTGCTCACGACCTAGAGGATTTTCTGAAAAAGCACATTGTGCCTCTAAAAAAAGGAGAAGTAGTAAAAGGTAGTCCAGTTAAATACTGTGTTTACTGTAAACATAAAAAATGGTCATGTATATGCCATAAAGAAAGGAAAGTATAATGCCAAAAGACGCATGTTATCACAAAGTAAAAGCTAGATATAAAGTATTCCCTTCCGCTTATGCCTCAGGTGCTATTGCAAAATGTAGAAAAGTTGGTGCTGCAAACTATGGAAACAAAAGTAAAAAGAAAGCCATGGGTGGCTTAAACGCAGCCATAGAAAAAGTAAAGAAGCAAACAATGACTGCTAAAGAGGGCAAGGTTGTAAAGATGACTAAAAGAAAATCAAACAATCCTAATATAGCACGAGGTTGTGGTGTTATAATGTCAAACAGAAGAAAAAAGACAAAGTACGCATAATGGCAGTTAGAAAAACAAAATCTGGGTTAGCTCTCAAACGATGGTTTAAAGAAGACTGGAAAGATGTCAAGACTGGCAAACCATGTGGTCGTAAAAAAGGTGAAAAGAGAGGAACTCCTTACTGTAGACCTAGTAAAAGAATTAGTTCTAAAACACCTAAAACAACTTCAGAGATGACAACAAAAGAAAAAAGAAGTAGGATTAGTCAAAAGAATCGGTTGGGACAACCAGCTGGTAAACCAAGAAGAGTGAAATCATTAACTAGAAAAAGGAAAAAATAATGCCTGGTAAAAACGGAAAAAATCTAAAAAAGAAAATGAATCCTACAAAGGGAATCAAAAAACCAACATTGACTATGAAACCAACCAAAATGATTAATAAGAGAAGAATGAAAAAAGGTGGTAAGGTTTAGTGGCAACCTCAAACTCAAGAGATTTTGATTTAGATGTAGGAGAACTTATCGAAGAGGCATATGAAAGATGTGGCTTAGAGATGAGAACTGGCTATGATGCTAAAACTGCTAGACGTTCCTTAAATCTTATGTTTGCTGATTGGGCAAATAGAGGATTAAACATGTGGACGGTAACACAAGAAACAAAAGCAGTTTCGTCTGGCACAGCTACATATACATTGGATAGTGAGTTTGTAGATTTACTAGAAGTTGTCTTAAGAAACAGTAACAATGTTGACTTTACGCTTACACAAATGAGTCGTGGTGAGTATTTAAGAATACCAAATAAAGGTAATACTGGACAGCCAAGTCAATACTTTTTTGATAGACAAACAACACCCACAATAACTCTTTGGTCTACACCAGACGCTTCTTATACTCTTGTTTACTATTATGTAAGACGTATTCAAGATGCAGATGCTTTAGTTAATACGACTGATGCACCTTTTAGATTCTTACCTTGNATGGCAGCTGGACTTGCATANTACATAGCTATTAAAAAAGCACCAGATAGAATACAAATACTAAAAGCCATATATGAAGAAGAGTTTCAAAGAGCCGCTGCAGAAGATGCAAACAGTACACCATTGAAGTTGACACCTAATATTTCATACTTGAGGTACTAATGGCTAGGTACGCAAGTGGTAAAAAGGCATACGGATATTCAGATCGGTCTGGCTTTCGTTATCGTTTGCGTGAAATGAGAAAAGAATGGAACGGTCTTAAGGTAGGTCCAGATGAGTATGAAGCCAAACATCCACAATTAGAACCTAATTATCCAGGCCCAGATCCAACAGCATTATACGAGCCAAGACCTGATTCAAGAACAGAAGTGTCTG